CCCGTCATTTATTCTATTACAGAAAAAGGCAAAAATATTAAGATTGAAGATTAATTAAGGAGAACAAATTATTATGATGAAGATGAAGAATGAAACTCACATTGAGGGTTATCTATACGAACATACCTTGGAGATTAAGGAGTCTGGTCCTAATTCCAAGAACCCTGGAACTAAGTTTATCAGTGGCGAAGTTAAGATTGCAACCGATGATGCTTGTCTGAATATCGTCCCTGTTCATTTTACATATGTGACCGCTAATACTGCCGCAGGTAAGCCTAATGCAACTTTCGGCACTCTGGAAAACATTGTTAATGGTACTTTCAAGGCCATGATGAATTCCAGTAAAGATGAAGCAGCAAAGCTAAGAATTGATTCTGCTATTGGTTTGAATGAGTTCTTTAGCGACCGCAGCGGCAAGGAAGAGCTTGTCAGTGCAAAGCGTAACGAAGGTGGTTTTGTCCACGTTGTTACCGATGGTTTGGTTAAAGAAAATGACCGTAACACTTTTAAGTGTGATATGTTGATTACCAATGTTCGTCATATTGATGCTGATGACGAAAAGAATCTGCCTGAGAAGGCTATTGTTAAGGGTGCTATCTTTGACTTCCGTAAGTCTTTGATGCCTGTTGAATTCAGTGTTCTGCATCCTAACGCAATTGCTTACTTCGAGGGCCTAGAAGCTTCTAACACCAATCCTATTCTGACTGAGGTTCGTGGTCGTCAGGTTAGCGAGACTGTTGTGAAGCAGATTGTTGAAGAGTCTGCATTCGGTGATGCTTCTGTCCGTGAGGTTAAGAATAGCCGCAAGGACTGGGTTATTACTTGGGCTAAGCAGGAGACTTACGAGTGGGATGATGAGTCTACTCTGACTGCTGCTGAGGTTAACGAGGCTCTGAGAAATCGTGAAGTCGCTCTGGCTGCTATGAAGCAGAGACAGGACGAATATAAGGCATCTAAGGGTACAGGTCCTGCCGCAAAGGCAACTGTTCCCGCAAATAGCGCATTTAATTTCTAATGAAAGGGTAAGGTAAAGTAATATGGCTATTAATCTATTAAGCATTCAGCCCCATAAGGTTAGCAGAGATTTGTCCGGATACATTACCTTCCTTTACGGCCCTCCAAAGTGTGGTAAGACCACCTTTGGTAGCCGTATGCCAGGTCATTTGATTCTGGCTTTTGAGAGAGGTTATAACGCACTGCCCGGCGCAATGATTCAGGACGTCACCACTTGGGGCGAAATGAAGCAGATTGTTCGTGAGTTGAAGAAGCCAGAAGTCAAGGCTGTTTATCAGAGTATTATTATTGATACTGCTGATATTGCTGCTGATGCTTGTCAGAAGTATGTATGTAACCAGCTTGGTATTGAAAATATCGGCGATGGTGGCTGGACCAACAATGGTTGGGCTAAGTACAAGAAAGAGTTTGAAGAGACTTTCCGCTCTCTGACTCAGCTTGGTTATGCAGTTGTCTTCCTGTCTCACGTTAAGGAAAAGACTATTAAGAGTGAAACTGGTACTGAATATACTCAGATTGGTTCCTCTATGCAGAGTTCCGCTCTGGCAGTTATTGAAAATATGAGCGACATTATTGGTTATGCTCACACTAAGACTATGAGAGATGGTTCTAATCAGGTTGTCCTAACTCTGAGAACTGGTGATAATAGTATTCGTTGTGGTAGCCGATTCGCTTATATTGATAGCGAGATTCCTTTTTCTTATGAGAATCTAACTGAGGCTTTAAATAAGGCTATTGACCGCGAAGCCGCAGAGCATAATAACCAGTTTGTTACCAATGAACGCATGTCTATTCCCGAAGTTAAGGAATTTGATTATGAAGCTCTTATGAGTGAGTTCCAGAGTATTGCTGGTAAGCTGATGCAGAAGAATGTGTCCACTAACGGACCTAAGATTACTCGTATTGTTGATAAGTATTTCGGCAAGGGTAAGAAAGTTTCTGATGCTACAGTTGAACAGGCTGAGCTAATTCATCTTGTCATCGAAGAGATGAAGGAAGAATTCGCAGGCCAGTATTAAGAATATAGCCCAGGGTGGAAACGCCCTGGGTTGATTTTTTTATTATTTTTTGGTATAATTATTATATAATATTGTAAGAAAGGAGTATTACGATGGCTCATATTGTAACTTGTATTTATTGTAAAAAGAAATTTGATAGAGATAAATTCCCGTTTATTCAAGTTTCTCAACGTAGATACGCCCATCAAGAATGCTCTTTAACAGAAGACCAAAAGAAAGATAAAGAAGAACAAGATAAGATTGATTTAGAAAATTATATAATGAAGCTATTAAAAGTAGATTATATAGATGTGCGAGTGCGGAAACAGATTAAGCAATATCGTGAAGAATATAATTATACATATTCGGGCATTCACAAAGCATTAGTATATTTCTACGAAGTAAAAGGTAATCCAACAGAGAAAGCAAATGGTGGTATAGGCATAGTTCCTTATGTTTATCAAAATGCTTACAATTATTATCTTGCTATTTGGCAAGCGCAACAAAGAAATCAAGACAAGGTATTACATGATTATACTCCAAAAGTAAAAGAAATAGTTATACCTCGTCCGCAAAGGAAAGTTAAAAAGCGTGAATTATTTACATTTTTAGACGAGGAGGTTGACTAATGGCCTCTAAATATAATGATCCAACTGCTGTAATGCAGGTGGTTGGATGTGTATTTAATAACCCTCAACTCTTAGATATAACTGATAAATATTCAGTTGTTGATGAAGATTTCTGTGATTCATTTCATAAAGTAGTATTTGGTGCCATTTATAAATTACATGAACTTGGCGCAAAGAAAATAACACTTCAAAATATCGCAGACTTCTTATCTGACAGACCCAAGAGTGAAGCAACATATAAACAAAATAAAGGCGATGAATGGTTAACAAGAGTCTCAGATGCGGCAATGGCATCTACTTTTGATTATTATTATAGTCGTCTTAAAAAATTCTCTCTATTGCGCGCGTTTGATAATTGCGGAATTGACGTATCTGACATCTATGATATGGATAATATCTTAGATATGAAGAAGAAGCAATTACAAGAAGATATGCTTGATAATTCAACCTTGGAGCAAATTGCGAATAAAGTTGATGAAAAAATTGAGAATATTCGCTATCAATATGTGAATGATGATTTCGGAGAAGCTCAGCAGGCAGCGACAGGAATTAAGGATTTAATTTAGAGATTTAAGGATGCACCGGAAGTGGGTGTTCCTCTATATGGTCCGCTTGTCAATACAGTCACTCGTGGAGCGAGACTAAAGAAATTCTATTTGCGGTCCGCAGGTACTGGTGTTGGTAAAACTCGTTCTATGATTGCGGATGCTTGTTATATAGCTTGCGCAAAGATATATGATGAAAACTTTGGTTGGATTAAATGCGGTACTCAAGAACCTGTTTTGTTTATTACCACAGAGCAGGAGTTGGAAGAAATTCAAACTATGATGTTGGCTTTTCTTTCTAATGTTAATGAGGAACATATTTTAAATGGTGAGTATGTTGACGATGAAGAAAAGCGTGTAAACGAAGCCGCAGATATCTTGGCAAAAGCTCCATTGTATGTAGAAGAACTTCCTGACTTCTCTCTACAAGATGTTGAAAATAAAATAAAGAAAAATATTCGTGAACATGATGTAAAATACATTTTCCACGATTATATACATACAAGTTTGAAAATCTTGGAAGAAATTACAAAGCGTTCTGGTGGTATTAAACTGCGTGAAGATAATGTTTTGTTTATGTTGTCTACGAGATTGAAAGATTTGTGTAATCAGTATGGTGTATTTATTATGTCTGCTACTCAGTTAAATGGTGATTGGAAAGATGCTAAGATTCCAGACCAGAACTTGTTGCGTGGCGCAAAAGCTATCGCAGATAAGATTGACTATGGTAGTATTCTATTGAATACAACTGATGAAGATTTGGTGGCACTTGAAAATATTCTATCAAGTAGTATGTTTGAAAAGCCTACTATTAAAATGTCTATTTATAAGAATAGA